TCAGCAGTTATGTTAGGGTTTTCTGCTCTTGCCATTCTAAGTTCTTCATAAGCCCAGACTTCATTTATAATACGAACATAATCTCTTACACTGGCACATTTACTAGAATAAACTTTTACGCCCCAGCCAGTCCAGTTCTTTTTTGTTTCAGGCAACATCCAGTTATCAGACTTATCAAAAGTTCTTATACCGAATAAATTATTTGCTTCATTCGCAAATCTAGATCGACCCCAACCAGATTCTAAGACTGCCTGTGCAACTATCATTTCTTTAGGTAATTGATAATCCTCTGATACAGATTTATAAACATAGTCAATACAACTATTCAATGACATAACAAATTCATTATTTGTATCAGCAGTTATATTAGGTTCTTCTTCTATTTCTAGGGCACCTCGTATATCATCTATGAATTCTTGATCTACTTTAGGTGTTTCTATTTTAATCGGTTCTACTTCTTCAACTGAGTTGTAAGACCATTCTAAAAAGAAAAATGTAATCACCGTTATTACAACAGCAATTACAGCACTTGATATATTGTTTCTCATAATGGTAAGAAAGTTATACTTAATGCAACAAATGCCAACGCAATAACGACCACGAAATAATCTTCGCCGTCACCACTACTCATTTTACCTTTATCATTCATGTTCTCCTCCTTTACCTCTTAATGAGGTACTAATTCTTTCTTCTCCTACTCTTTTAAAATATAGAGCAGTAAGAACGATCATAGTAATAAGAGCTGCATGGGCAAAAGCAGATATACCAAATGCATATATACTTTCTACGATATAAATCCCAAAGACAGCAGACCACATCCATGCTAATACTTGCATAGACATAAACTTAACCTGAAAAGGCAAGTCTTTAAGAGCATTCTTTTTGTCATTCATTATAAGTTCATATTCTTCTTTCATAATATTCTCCTTAGTTCTCTTTTTGTTTTCCACGGTTTACATTCATACCAAGATTCATTGGCCTCATTTAAAGGTCCTTCATTCTCAACATCAACTTTTCGGGAAATTTTTATAATGCCTTTCATAAAAAGGCTTAAGGCGGCTTCATATTCTTTACAATCTTTATTATTGCCACCTATCTTTCTTCTAGGTGTTTTATATAAAGCTCTTCTATTATCTAATATATTGCGGATAAGTTTTCTCTCCGCTCTGTTCAGTTTATCCATAATATAATTATGCGACTCGACTTAATTCTAGTCCCATTTTTTCAAACTTGTTTCTCCATCTGTAAAACTTTTTATTGTGATTGCCTGTATCTCCCTGAATCGTGTGTTGATAGTGGTGTACCATTTCGTGGCCTAGAACATTTATAAAATGTTTCATATTTTGAAATGTAGGGGAAATAGATATCTCAGTAAAATCAGGATTTTCGGTATCATAACAATATTCGCCAAGAGCACCTCTTAGTTGTCTTACTCTAATTTTAGGCATTTCTAATTTGCCATTAAATATAGCAAAGTTCAGTATATTAAACATCATAACAGCATTTTTCTTAGTTGGTTTATAAGGTTTCTTATAATCAACCCCTCTCAAGACTGTTGCCAGTTTCTTATATCTTGCCATCTGTACCCACCTTTCTATGATTCTCTTTATATATTTATTATATCACAGAAAGATTGGCACATCAAGCATTATTCCTTGTTGAAAAACTGCGAAATTTATACTGGATAAGACGGTTGTTTCTGCATAAAATCGTCATCCCAATGGAATGCATCTTTTATTAGATTGGCAGTCAATCCTTTATAGACTTTATTCAGTTTCTTTGATACCACATTTATCAAAAAATCAGCCTCTTCAGCACATAGACTTTCTAATAATTGTATAAACATTGTTTCTCTTTTATTTTGAGTGATAGTTGTATCACCACCTTCAATAAATCTAAACAAGGTTCTTGCTTCTTGTAAAAGAATAGTATGTTCTGTGCCGATTGGTGCATCATTTGGTGTATAGGGTATTGGCCCGCCTTCAAGTGGTAATGACCACTTAATTTTAGGATCAAAAGCGCCTTTAAGAATCATTCTTAAAGATTGACTATCATTTTCTCTCAATACTCTAAGTTTTTTTGTCTTATCTTTGGCATTATTTACTTTCAAACATATCTCGCTCATTAAAGTAACTGAGCCTGTATCAGTTTCAAGTTTCTTTGCCATTAATTTTTTGGTAGTTTCGTTAGGTAGTTTATTAACACCTAGTATTTCGTCTGTTGTTGCCATGTTATTCTCCTTAACAGATTAATCTTTGATTAAGTTTTAAGTTATCAATAGTATTATTTATAAGAATTAGTCCGTATCTGGGACAAATTCTATATCAATTTCTTCTTCTTCTGGTTTCACTACTGGTCTATAGTTTAATTCAGTTATTTTTTCACCATTTGGCAATACTTTTACTGTAGCAATCTTTGAGATGACCTCTTGCATAGGATGTTTTAAATCACTTTCTCTATATAAGGTTGACTTAATTACCTCTATTAGAATTGCCAAATCAGCAACAAATTCTGCTGTCTGCATATCATTAATATGTTCCTGTAATACTGTTAAGATATCTATTGCTAAACTTTCTGATAGTTGATCAGCAGCCCTTTTATTATTTAACAATGTTATCTTACTTATTTCTTCTTCAGTAAGTTTAGGTCTCTTGCTAATATTTTTTATATATTTTGTTTTAGGAAATTGTATTACTTCACCCATTATGGCCTTCTTTTCTTTTCTAGTTCTTTTCTTATCCAAGCTTTTGCTTGCCAAGTTGATGGACTTCTTCTCATCAATCTTCTAACTTCTTTAAATACAGCCGTATTAGTTTCATTATCATTATCTCTATTATTATCCACTACAACAAAATTGCCCATACCGAATAGTCTTTGAAACTTACCTATATTTGCCTGAACACCTTTCCAGTTTTTTATAACAACTGGTTCTGCTACTTTTCTTGCTCTCTTTTCATTTCTCATAAGTGCAACATCTAAACTAGTATTAACAAATATCATAAAGTTATCATAACCTACACGATACGAATGCCTAAAGTCCTCTGCAAGTCTATCATAATCTCTTCCTGTACCATCTACAATTATGCCTAGTCTGTTTTGAATATGTAAATCCATTTGATTGCCTGTTTGTCTCTTTGCCCGACCTCTCATAGCATCAAGAATACCACCCTCGATACTTCTTAAATCTAAACTTTGTCCTGCCTTCTTTAGTGAATTAGTTAGAAAGTTATCACTATTAACAACTTTCATACCTGTACCTGAAAATAATCTTCTTTGAACATAAGACTTACCTGAGCCTGGTCCACCTGCAAGAAAGAAGGCCTTGAATATATGAGGATCGTAGACACCCTCGGTGAGAAATTTACCATATGATAGCATACTGCTATTTATAATAATATTCTATAGCGAGGATATCATCAATGGATAACCCTAGGTTTATAAACTTTTTAATTGCACCATTATAAGTAAATGCATATACAACCAAGGGTTTCCATTCTGTTTTAAATGTAAACTTTTTCATACAAGTTCTCCCTTAAAGTTTATCTTGCCTTCATTAACAAAATGCTCTTTAAGTTCATTGAACCCTCCGATTAGTTTATCATCTATCATAATTTGAGGAACAGTTCTAACAGGTTTACCTATCTGTTTATGAAATTCCTCTATGCCTATTTTTTCTACTTGTACTGTTTCATACTCTAGGCCAAGAGACTCTAAAAGTTTCTTGGCAGAATTACAATACGAGCATACTGGTTGAGTGTACACTTTTATTCCCATTATTGTACCTCAACCTTTTCTACTGGAGCAGACATATCTAGGACATCATTAACTGCTGATTGAGCAAGTTCGTCAACATCTGCAGCCATTTCGATCTCTCTATTTATTTCATCTTGAATATAAGCAAAGAGTCTATTTGAGTCTGTATGTGACCATCTAAGACCTACATAGATACGATAGTTTTGATTAGCAGTTATAAACACATCTTTTTCAAATTGTTCATACCCTACCACCTTTGTATCTTGAATTAAGTTCACGATGGTACTTTCTACTCTAGTGGCAACTTGTTTATTACCTTCAGCACCGAGTTCAGTAATATACATTTCTGCCTTCTTATTCATTTGACCTTTCATTTGATCAGCCAAATCTGCCTTAGCAACTAACATAGCTTTTTCTATTGCAAGTTGTAAGTCAGGACTAACAGCGGTACCGACACCGTAAATAAACTGATCAGCATCCCTATTAGTTATGAGACCTTTCTCAACATCATGGTCAAGATACCATTGTGGCACTTCAGTCAATACTTGTTTAACTGAACCCTCTGAGTTGAAAGATGCCTCTTGTTTAATCGAATGAGTACTACCACAAGCAGCCAAGAATAATGACAATGCTGTAGCACTTATTACGAGTTTTGATTTAGAATCCATTTAATACCTCCTTAATGATATTGATTGATTCATCACCTATTTCAGGATAACAATACAATAATATTGCACCTAAAATAAATCCTGTTATAAATTTAACCATATTACCCTCCTGTTAAATTACATATTTTCTAATGCAAATAAAAAGAATAATATTAAACCAGTCTCAAACATTTGCATTTTTTGTTCATCTTCCATAGTCCAAGTTTCTACATCATCTGGATTTTCACCAATCTTTTTAGTCTCATCACAGACTCTAGTTTCTTTCTTTGAAACTTCTACACCATTTTCAATGACTGTTTCAGTATAATATTTACATTCGCCATATATAGGGCCTTCATTATCTAATTGTTCAACTGCCATAGTCTTAGCAGTCGTTGAAAATACCAACACTACTGATACTAATATTAGTGTCATAGCAAAATAAAATCCATTTAGGTTCATCGTCCTATATCCTTTATGTTTGATTTAGTAATAACTTGATAAGCACCTTTATTATAAGCAGGTGCAACTGTAAAGTTTTGACTTTCTTCTTTCTTCCAGTCGATAACAGGTTTAGTACTTTTACCACGCATTGTAGGTTTTTGGTCGGAGTGGCAAGATTCGAACTTGCGACCCTCTGGTCCCAAACCAGATACGCTACCAGACTGCGCTACACTCCGGTACTCACCTACACGGTGTCTTTTCAAAAACTTTTCGTGATCTTTTAGAGTCTGTATTCTCTCATCTGTAAGAGGAATAGGTTTTCTCTTTGATCTTTGATATGTATATATTATAGAACCCATTATATTAAAATCTCAATTATTATACTCAATCCTAAAGAAAATGCAAGCAATAATCCTATTGTAAATATCACGCCTTGTATCAATGTTAATCTTTTTAAATAGTACCACATTATAAATCAAACCCTAAATTTTGATATCCCCATATTAACCAATCCATGGGTTCATGTTGACTGCCATAAGGCGAGTACCATAATACCCATGCGATAAAAGCAATAGCGATTATTATTGATACAATAGCACTACTCATTTTCGTTTTTATCTCTCTTGGCCATTTCTGCCATTCTTTCTCTTTCTTCTCTAGCTGTAATGCCTAATTTATCTTTCATAAACTTCTGAGGATTTCTCTGAGACCATACCTCTATTAAGTTTTCTATATTCTTTACTGTAAGTTTAGTGCCTCTAAATTCTTGAGGATGTGTTTTTCTAAACTCTTTTAATTCTTGCAACCACTTTACCTTCTTTGGTTTTGTTTTTTGTAGTGCAAATTCTTTATATAAGTTTTCTTTTTCTGAGTATATTCCCATATCAGTCCTTCTTTCTTTTAATTTTCTTTAGCATATCATTATTTGTTATATTTGTCAAGCATTAATTTATACACTATACCCTGAGGTTCCTGCCCATGTTAAGTCTGGACTCTCATCGCCAATCTTATCTTTATGGGCATTTTCAAATTCATCTACCAATCTTTCGTATTTGGCAATCTTTTGAATTAGTATTGGATTAGGTTGTGCCAATGTCTGTTCAACTTCTTTTAAATCATTTATTATTTCTATTATATCGTTCACTTATCACTCCTTTATTTGTTGTCTGTTAGTGTACTCGAAACTGACTTGTCGGCCATATGGTTTACCAAGTATGTGGTTTCTAATACACTACCCACGGTCATTCTCCGAAGGCATAGATTTCCTGTCACCGTGGGTGACCATACTCTCGGTGTTTTCGCCTTTTACATTTGCTATGGTTCCATATGCTTTATCTAATCCTTTCTTAATTAAATCTAAACTATCTTCATTTGCCTGATATCTGATACCGACCCCACCTCGAGCAACCCATCTTTCTAGGTTCTTAGGTCTATCATCAATCAATATGTTTGGTATGCCAGTCTCTCTGTCAACGGCATAAGATTCTTTTCTTTTTGTAACTATGATATCTTTCGGATCAAAATTATGTTTCTTTAACCACTTAGTCTTATAATATTCTGAGTTCTCGTGGTCGTTTCTGAGTGGTGAGGTATTAATATACCAATCACCACCAGTGTACGACTTAACTAAATCAACTAATTTCTTAGCGAAAGGAAAAACTGGTAAGGTCTCGAAGAAGTTTGTACCTTGTAATTGTTTTATTGAAGTATCTATTGTAATCTCACCTTGATCTTTCCAGTGATTTACTTTTCTAAATTCTGCGAGGGCTGAAAAGAAGTCAGCGATCACGCCATCCATATCTACATATACTCTACTTGTCATATTAAGATTCTCCCAATCATCAGTATTGCCCCAATACTTAATGTTATCAGTAATAAAAATGTCATCATTAGAGGTCACCAAATTCTTCCTTGAATGATTGATAATAGGCAACTGCAGCACAATAGGCAAAAAAGGCAGTTAGCGATAATGTTGTATATAATAAGATTGTCATATTTCTATCTTTCATTCATAATGGTTTCTTCAATATTCTTGAAGTTGAAATCGAAATCAATAACTTTATTTTCAGTTAAAGTTTTTAGTTCATCAAGATAAACTAACTTATCAGATGAAGTTTCTAGAGTTTTAAATCTATTAAATATTTGTTGTAATGTCATATAATCCTTTGTTTTTTTTTAATTTATGACTAATCATATCATCAATTAGCACACAAAACAAGCGAAAAATGGATTAAGAACCCTTTAGAATCAATGACTTACCATTTTATTTAGAGTGTTGCAAAAATACAACACTATTTTAGGGGTATTTTAGGGGGTTTTCTGACTGAAATTTGCATATAAAATACGAATCAGCGATGTCTGAGGCGGGTGAATTATATGTACAATCTAACTCGCTCAGCAAGTCAAATCCAGCGGTATCTTTAAATGCCTCTATCATCATCTCTTTATTCGCATTTCCTTTTCCTGTCGCAAATTTCTTGACTGAGGAGGGGGCTATGAGTTGAAAAGGGATATCTAACTTATATAATTTATATTTGAGTAGACCCATATTCTCTGCAATATGAAAAGTCTTACCCTTACTGGCAAATGAGTAATCTTCTAGATTGATTATTGGATAATGTATTTTGGCAATATGTTCTGGATAGTAAGAATTGATAGTATCAACAACCCAATCGGCAATA